GTTAAACAGGTTAATCAACAAGGGGGTGGTTATTGAGGTCAGTCAATACGTTCAGGAAAGGAAGGGCGTTCTTGGGTTTTTAAAAAAACCAACCAGAAGACTTGAAAACCTAACCTTTGTAATTCACGAGCCTACCCTATCAATACTGGATCGCATATCGGCAGAGCAAATAGAGCTATCTATCGACGAGGCTATTATGCGCTCGGAAGATGGTGTTTGTGAAGCCAAGAAACTTTCCAATGAGCACTCTCGACGCATGGCCAAAATTATTGCAATAGCGGTTATTGGGCAGAATTATGTGATTGCAGAGAAAAAACGGGGCGTTATTAAATACCGCTACGACAATAAACGGCTTGATGAGTTAACAGAAATATTCTTCCATAACGTGAAACCTTCATTGCTGTTTGAGTATGTGATGTTGATTAGCACCATAAGCAATTTAGGGGATTTTACGAACTCTATCAGATTGATGTCAGCAGCCCGGACAACGATGCCGATTCTGGTAGAGGAAAACAAAAAGGGTTAAAAAGTCCATATGGGCGACGGGGTGCAATTTGTGCGCACTTCGGATGGACGTGGGATTATTTACACAACGGCATCGCATGGTCTGTAGTTCAGCGCATAATGTCTGACCTTCCATCATATGATTATGAGGAAAAAGAGGACGATAAGGTTAAACTGAACAGAGAAAATGCCCAAAGTATTATGAATCATATTAACATGATGATGTAATGGAAACAGATAGCGGGGCACTACATTTTAACTCAAGTTTGAATAACGAGGGGTTAATTAAAGCGATTAGCGAAGCGGAGAAAAGAATAAAAGGATTTTCTGATGAAACCGTAAAGGGGAGTGAGAAAATTGACGATAGTTTTAGGATAACCGCTGAAAATATAAAGATTCAAAAGGATGTTATCGCCAAGTTGGAGGGGGAGTTAAAAAAACTCAATTCCGAGATCAACAAGATGGCACCAGGGAAAGCACAGGTTCAGCTAAAGCAGGAAGCTGCTGCGGTTACAGCCGAACTGGACGGTGAGCGTAAGGCCTTAACAATGCTAGAGGGTGAGGTCAAAAAGAACGAAAAGGCGCAAGTGTCGTTCCGCACCCAGTTAAGGAATGCCCGCGAGGAGTTGATTAGAATGGAGCAGGCTGGACTTCGAAACACGGATGGCTTTAAACAGCTTCGCGAGGAGGTTGGGCGACTACAGGATGCTTACGACGATGCTACCCAACAGGCGAGGGTAATGGCCAACGACGAGAAGTTGTTTCAGGGTATTATATCCACCGTATCGGGTTTTGCAGGGGTTTTTTCGGCTGCACAGGGAGCCATTGGCTTATTTGCAGGCGAGAATGAGAACTTGCAGAAAATAATGGTAAAAGTGCAGTCGCTAATGGCCATTACCATTGGACTACAACAGGTGGCTCAAACCCTGAACAAGGATAGTTACTTCTCCTTGGTTGTTTTAACCAAAGCGAAGGAGCACTTGGCAATTGCCGAGGCAAAGGTAGCTACCGCCATGGGTGTATCTACAGTTGCTGCTAGAGTGCTAATGGCAACCCTCACGCTGGGCTTATCGGTAGCCATTACGGGGGTAATAATCCTTATGAACAGGTTTATGAGCCAACAGGCCGAAGCGCGAAAGAAACAGGAGGAGTTTAATAAGGCGGTAACCGAAGCTGCGTACAAACCTATAGCAGCGGTTAATCAATTAGCAGCCGAATGGAATGCCCTTGGTGACAGTATTGAGGCAAAAGAGAAGTTTATTCGCAGTAACCAGAAGTTGTTCGACGAGCTAGGTGTTTCAATTAACGCTGTGAACGAGGCCGAAAAGTTATTCGTTGAGCGCAAGGATGAGTTTATTCAATCACTGCTTTTTAGGGCAAAGGCTATGGCTGCTAAGGACATTTACGCAGAAAAAGCCAAGGAAATAACCAAAATCGATCTCGACCTTGAGAAAACACCCCAAAGAGTTACAAAATCTGTTCTTTCTGGAGACACTTTCTTTGAAGAGGAGGTTGTTAATAAAAAATACACCAAACTGCAAGAACAGAAGAAAATGTTAGAGGCAGAGGCAGAGGATATATTGAATATGTCACTAAAGTTTTCCGAAGAGGAGAAGAAAATACTTGATAGCCTAGGGCAGAATGCACAGGAAAACATTGAAGGAAGCATTAAGGCTGTTGAAGATTTAGTTAATCAACTAAAGGATCAGTACAAGAAGGCTACCACCGATCAGGACAGAAGTGCCCTGCTTAAGCAGATTGAAGAGCAAGAAAAACTACTGGATAAACTTGACCCCACTAGGAATAAGAAAGGGCCACAGGATGACAGCGCAAAAAAAGCATTGCAGGAGTACGAAAAATCCCTCAAGAGACAATTAGACCTTGCAGAAAGTGTGTTCGAAAAATTCGCACTGATTGAGCAGGAAAAGAAGAAATTGGAGGGCGATAAAAGCGAGTTGGGGGCAGAAAAGATGGGATTGCTCGACGAGTTAAACCAAGGAACTGCTGACGAGGCCGAGAAGCAGACAAGGCAATTGTTGAATACCTATGCCACCTATCTATCCAGAAAATTGAGGTTACAGGAAGAATACACCAATGACATGACCCTTTTACGGCAGAAGTTGGAAGAAACAACCGACCCCGAAGAAAAAAAGGCTGTACAGGGTGCTATGACCAACCGCACCAAGAAGTTTGATCAGGATGTGGCAGCGGCTGGCGATACCGAGTATGAGCAGCTGCTTGCCCAGTACCGCAGCTACGAGCAGAAGAAAGATGCCATTGTGGCTGAATTTGACCAAAAAAGGCTCAAGGCTTCAGAGAACAATAACGAGGAATTGGTTCAGCGACTCAACGAGGCGCAATCAAAGGCTCTATCCTCATTGGCCACAGAGAACCTTATCGGCTCTGCCGATTGGACGGCTCTATTCAGTGATCTTGACAAGGTGACCGCAGCAGAACTAATCAAATTAAGGGATAAGATAGAGGAGCAGTTCAGTACCCTCGATCTAAACCCAGAGGATATGGATGTGCTTCGGAACAAGATCAACGAGGTAACAGGCTATATTCAGCAAAAAAACCCTTTTCTAGCCCTTTCCGATGCGCTAAAAAAATATAAGGACGAAGAATCATCAGCAAACTTTAAGGATATAGCCAAGAGTTTAGCCGGTTCGGTCAGTTTAGTGAAAGGAACGTTTGACGAGGTGATAGGTTCTTTCGATAAGCTTGGAATCCAAATGTCCGATCAGGTAAAAGGTATGCTTGAGGACATATCATCGTTAATGGGGGCAGCAGCCAGCTTGGCCATGGGAATAGCATCGGGGAACCCTCTCCAAATCATCCAAGGAACAATTAGTGTAATTGCTAGCGGTATCAGCATGTTAACGGGCAATAAAACTAAAAAAATTGATCAAAGCATAAAGGAGCACGAGAAGAATGTTCGGCAGTTAGAAATGGCCTACAAAAGGCTAGAGCGTGCTATAGATGCTGCACTTGGCAGTTCCCGTTATACTAGCCAAAAAGAGTTGATTGACAACCTGCGCAAGCAGAGAGAAGAGCAGCTTAAAATGGCTAGTGCTGAAAGGTCAAAAAAAAGGGCTGATCAGGCAAAGGTGGATCAATACTACGATGCAGCCAATGAGAATGGCAGCAAGATAATTGACATTATCAACGGCATGCGTGAGGATATACTTGGGTCCTCTGTTTCATCGGCAGCGAGTGAGTTAGGCAACGCGCTAATTGATGCCTTTATGGCGGGCGAGAATGCAGCCGAGGCTTGGGGCAAGAAGGTAGATGATATAGTGGGCAATGTGATCAGAAAAATGCTGATTCAAAAGTTGGTGGAGGAACCGGTTGGTAAGATTATCAATCAATACATGTCCAAGTGGATTGATGGAGCGGGGAACTTCCTTGGATTTGATGCCATCATGGAATCTGCCATTCTGATGGGCAATGATCTATCGGCACTAGGCTCTGGATTATCAGAAGCCTTGGCCATGCTACCAGATGAAATAAAAAAATACTTCACAGGCGACGACAACACATCTGCATTAACTGGAGCAATAAAGGGCATGAGCGACGACACAGCCTCTCTAATGAGTGGCTACATTAATGCCATAAGAATTAATCAGATAGAGAGCATTAGCGTGATGCGAAACCAACTGTTGGCTTTGCAGCAGATATCCAGTAACACCTCTCACAATGCCACGCTTCCTGACATTCTGAGCGTGCTAAAATCTATGGCCAGTGGAGACTCCTTGAGGTCTTCTGGGTTATAAAACAAAACACTATGTTATGAAACGAATTGGAAGAGATATTGCAAAACAGGCAAGAATTAAGGGAATATGCGAGGAATGGTACCAAGACCTCAAAAACATTGATTCGGTTGAGGGATTGGCCAATATGTATCTAAATGGGATAGATTTCTGTCTCGCGAACAACTTCCCTTCTAACGATTATATCAGGGCAAATTATAAGGGAGAAATTGAGAAGTATGGTATACATCTCGACGAGGAGTTTAGTAGCCTAAATGGGCGAAAAGTTGTGGCGCTAGGCACTTGCAAAGCCTCTGTTGAGATAAACAAACATCACGTAAGTGAAATATTCGTAAAAAACGATAGTACGCTCAACCTAGAAGCCAAAGATTGTGCCTTTGTAATGGTGGATGTTTTCGATAATACGAAGATAAAAGTTAAGACTTTCGGTGATGCTAAAGTGGTTATGAATCGGTATGGAGATGCGGAAATAATCCTTGTTACCAAGGGCAAGAATTCAGTTGTGAAAATTGTGGAGAAAAACAAAAAAACTTACTAGCTATGAATATTACTTACCTTATAGATCAAGTGGATATATCAACTTATGGGGTTCACGTGTCCGCATCCGATGGCTTGTTAAGCAAACCGAGTTACAAGAAAGGTTTAGCCCACAATTGGCCAGATTATCATGGAGAGGTGATTGATTTATCCAAGCGATACTACGAGCCAAGAGATATAAAGCTTGATTGCTTTATAATTGCTGAAACTAAAGAGTTGTTCTTAACCCAGTGCAATACCTTCCTTTCTTTATTCGATCAAACTGGAACCAGAAGGCTAACCGTAACTGTAGACCCTACAAAACCTCTGTTGTATGAGGTATTAATGGACAGTGATATTGATATCAAAAAGGTTTGGAACGATGGGCAAATGGTGGGCCGATTTACTCTAAAATTAAAAGAACCCGAACCATTAAAAAGGGTTATTAAGTACACCCGAACCAGCGATGCGAACAAAACGGTTACACTAACCATTACCACACCCAAGTTGGTAAACATTTACTGGGGTGACGGAACGCACACCTATGATGTGAGTGGTACAAGCCAAGTAGTAACGCACAACTATCTTGTTAATGGCGATTTCTTTATCCTAATCACAGGCAATATTGATGAAATTACAGCACTAACCCATAATGGAACATTGATATGGAGCAAATTATAGTTACCCACTTGGATAACACCACCCTAATACTACAATCGAAGGAGAATGTAAGCGCAATCACTAGGGCTAATCAACAGGTAGAATTGCTCGGGGCGGACACTGTTGATATTACTGTTGAATCGGCCACTAAGCTTAACTTCTACATTGGAGACAAAATCACCATAATTGGTAGAGATTACACTTTGAACACCCCCGCCAAAGAAAAGAAATATTCGGAGCGAAAATTTGTGTATGATCTTCAATTTGAGGGAGTGCAGTACGATTTGTTGAGGGCGAGTTATAGCGTGAACGTTGATACTACCAACAATGAGATTCAGGACCTATCGGGCGATTCGCTAACTGGGGATCTGAAAATGTTTCTTGATGTGCTAATATCCAATGCAAATCGGGTCTTCCCAAATAAGTGGATATTGGGCACTTATCCTCTCGAAACAGAGACTAAAACGTTAACCTTCTCTGATACCGATAACTGCTTATCTGTAGTGCAATCTCTTTGCTCCGAGGCAAATTTCAACACTGAATTTTCTATTGTTATCGGGCAAAACGGGGTAAGAACATTAAATATTGGGGCTACAGGTAATGTTTTCCCTTTCACTTTTGAGTATGGGCGTGGAAAAGGCCTATATGAGCTTACCCGTGAGAAAACTTCTTCAACCAATATCGTTACTCGGTTGAGTGTATACGGATCATCTAGAAATATAAATACTACAAAATACAGGGCTTTCAGGTTGTGTTTGCCCAACAAAACGAAGAGCCAGAGTTACATCGAGAGCGCTACAGGAATAGCGAACTACGGCATTTGGGAGCAAACCAAGAATTTTGAGATCATCTTCCCTCGTCGAACAGGCACTATAAGTTCTCTGGGTGATAACGAACTCAAGTTTGTTGATACTTCCATGAATTTCGATCTTAACGAGAAGGATGGGAACGGCAATACCCTTTTCCTTGTTCCAGGGGCAGCAGCCAAAATACATTTTAACACGGGTAATTTAGCCGGGTATGAGTTTGAGATCACAAACTACAACCATACAACCAAAACCTTTTCCATTCGCCCGTTTACCGATGAAAATGGTTACACCTTCCCCTCTCCCACCACTCAGGCATTCCAGTTTGCCCAAGGAGATAAGTACGTTATTCTCGATATCTACTTACCGCAGTCCTATATTGACGCTGCCGAATCGGAACTGGCTACATTGGGTCAAGAATACCTCGATAGGTATAGCCAGCCAAACGTGATGTACGGCCTAAACATCGACCCCCTATTTCTTAAGAATGTGGTTGGGGCTGATGTGGAAAGCAACATTGTTTGGGTGGGTGATTATATGCCCGTTAAGGATAGTGATTTGGATGTGGATAAGAGCATTCGGGTTAAGGGGTTTTCTCGCGATCTGCTGAAAGATTATGCCTATTCTATCACTGTTTCTGATCTGCCTGTAACTGTTAATACAATAAATAGGGTAGTTTCAGAATTGAGGGGGTTGGATAACGTGGTTCGGATAAACAATTTGGCTGATCCTGCAAGGGCAAGAAAGAACTACCTAAATGCACAAGAGGTTTTGAGCATGATATTCGATCAGGAGGGCGACTTTTACACGGAGAAGATTAAGCCTCTGTCGATTGATACCTCCATGCTTTCGGTTGGGGCTAAGTATATGCAGTTTGGCATGGCAGGCACTATATTTCAACCCAATTACGCAGGGGCAAAGAATATAGTAGTTTACACGGGGGGTGCATTAACTCACTATTCAATTCTCGATGGCAGCGACAATCCCAGAACTTGGACCGTTGCTAACGGTGATGTCGTTCTAGGCTCTGATGCAGCCTACTATATATACGCAAAATGTGAAAGAACAGGGTCTAACGGCTCTATACTATTCTCTGCATCGCAGCTTTTGGTCGATTCTGATTCTACATACTACCACTTCCTAATTGGGGTAATTAATAGTGTAGGGGCAGATAACGAGCGAGCCGTAGCGCTGATGTATGGGTTCTCAACAATCAATGGTAGATTCATTAAAACTGGAAGGGTGCAATCGGCTGACGGCCAAACCTACTTCGACCTCGACGCAGGAGAATTTCGAGGGAACTTAAAATTCACCTCAGGGCAGAGCGTGCAGGAGTCTGTCGACTCCAAGAAGAGAAATTTTATTTCACAACCCACTACTCCATACGAGGCTGGCGACCTATGGAGCCAAGGTACGGCAGGGGAGTTGATGAGATGCAAAACCACCCGCCTAACAGGCAGTTATAATGCTTCAGACTGGGAGAAGGCTGTTAAATATACTGATGATTCAGCTGTTATTAACATGGAGATTGGAGGAAGAAATTATATTCCTCACAATTCATCTTTTTGGGAACAAGGCTCTTTATCTACAGCGACTGGAACAAATTCAGTTGCATCTACTCGCATACGGACAATTGGATACATAGATATTGGATTGATAAAATCAGTTGTATTAAGTAGGCTTCAAAATTCCGACACTATTGTTTACATTACGGAGTATAATTCATCCTTTTCATATCTAGGAACACTTTCTGGCGTAGTATGGCAAACTATATTTCCTAGCACTCACACAATCAGAACAAATACAAAATATATAAGAATTGTCATTGCTAGATCTGGGGGGCAGAATATCGACATCAATTACATTGCAACTGTTAAACTTAAGTTAGAATCGGGTAATAAAGTTACCGACTGGACACCAGCACCCGAAGATGTGGATGCTCAGATCAATGCATTCAATTATCTCAAAACTGCAATGCAAAATAGCACCGATATACAGGGGGGCTTGCTATCTACCACCCTCATTAAATTGGGCGCTGTTAACCAAAGTGGTAGTTGGGTAGAAAAAGCAGGGATTAACGGAGCGGGCACCACTGATTCCACTCCAAGAATCTACGCAGGAGGAACACTTCAACAGGCAATCAATCGAATTGCAGGCATGATTTCCAATGCTGCCAAATTCGTAGTAACCCAAGGTGGGAAGATATATGGCATGGAGGTGGAATTATTCGGCTCGTTTTCCACGGCTCCCCCTGGCGGCAAGAGAATTCATATTAGCCACGAGGCGAGTGCGGTCAATATACATGATGAGGCGGGAGCGGTGAAAACAACAATCACCTCGGAGGCAATTCCAACCCTTGCCTCGCTACTCGCCCCCAACAGTTCCAGTGTGGATGCGTCGCAATCTATATCGTTATTTGCCCAGAATAATTCACAAAGCGACACTAAGTATTCAGCAACCTTAACCCTACCCAGTGGGGCTAGCAACTTCACAATAACAACACCACCAATAACTTTAAGTGTTGTTGCTAGTGTAATTGGCTCAATGGATTTTGCAAACGCCACCGTAAACGCTTACCTTGTTAAGCCTGATAGTAATGAGGTGCATCTTGGTGGTGCAGGTGCATATGCATCAGGAGGGTACCCAACCGATTCGCAGAATTTAACTATTCCTTCTCAAGTATTAAGTGGTATGCCGTCAGGCAACTATAGAATTAAGTTAACTGCAGGGGTAAGCGCATCGGCAGATGCTAGTGCAACGGCAGATATTTCAATTACCAGCCCAGATAACATACTATCTGGCGTTAGTGTAGTTGAAGTGAGCAGGATATTAAGAAATGGCCTCTTCATCATACAAGATGCCAATAATTTCGCGTACCTAAACCCAAGTGGGATTGTGGAAAAATCGCAAGTAGCACCTAATAGACCAGGGATTTTAGCGTCTGCGAATGTTTCAAGTGCAGGTTTGAGTTCGAGAGGCTGGGGGCCAAAGTATAATGAGTCTTCAAAGGTGGCTACAGGAACATATCGAATAACTCATAGTATTGGGCATACGAATTATACAGTTCAAATAACTACAGAGATAGCCGCTCGTATTGGTCGTATATCCACCAGAACCAGTACTTATGTGGATATTGTTATGACCAATACGAGCGGCACATCTACAGATACTTCGTTTGACTACTGCTTGATCGGTAGTAATTAGAAAGGATCAAATGCATCCTTTCTATGTCAATTTATTGTAAACCCTGACCTTTTAATTGTTTATACTCAGCTCCCGTGATTGGAATGAAGCGAAAGGCTTCTTGAAATAATTCATAAACAGATTTAGTGTCTTTCTTTTCAAATGCTAGAAGAATGGCTTCTCTTGCATTGAGAACTATTGCATTTGGAATGTAGGCAATCGTATCATAGTTTGGATATAAACCTCGGCATATTACCATATCGTAACCATAAATGAAATCCTTTTGAATACCATAGTCGCCATTGCCAGTGGTGTCATAGATTATGTCAGTGCCCCATCTAAGCAATGCAGGAATAGCGCTTATAGTGTCTTTCCCTACCCAAGTGGCAGTTCCAAAAACACCTGGGAAACTAATGTCATTGTATAATCTCAAAGTAGTAGCCTGTTTAACTACTTCTAAGGGAGAGAGATGATCAGATGATTTAGTTTGAATCTCACTGGATGGCTTAACGTAGACTTTCGCGTTGGGATCGAGACGGAAAGGTTCAGGATCTTTTTTACAAGCAGTAATTGCAACCGCGAGTATTAACAATAGAAATAATCTTTTCATGGCTAAATAATTTTAAGGTTTATATTTAACAAATATACGAAAGTTAACAAAAATTATTATGACGTAAAACACTTATAATTATGCATTAGTTATTAATAGATTATGAATTTCCATCGTTTTAACCAAAAAAAGATATAAATAAAATATAAAACTGTATCAGTATAATACGTTTATCCTTTATTTTTGAAGTAAATTAATCAAATGGCGATGCCGGGAGCCATTAAATGCGAATACAGTCATGCAAGATTCAATCATTCAAGCCTACGCTGTGGGTGGATTTGTAAAAAACGCCTACGCGTTTATATCTGGTCTATTCATGAGCGTTCTAGGCTATTTTGTTCCGGTTAAAGACATAGTTCACCTATTAATCCTATTCTTTATTCTCGATGTAATATTTGGTTTTTGGGCTGCGAGAAAACTTCGCAAAGAACGCTTCTCTGTTAAGATAATATGGGGCAATACCATCCCTCGAATGTTGATATCCATTGTTCTTATAACAGGAGCATACATGTGGGACAGCACTTATGAACAGGATTTCGTGTCTACATACAAGGTGATAGGATGGTTTATTTCTGGGGTGCTTCTTTACAGCATTGCCGAGAATGGATACCACATAACCGCATGGGCGGTATTCCCAAAACTCTCCACCATAATAGGTGATAAGTTGAAAGACAAGACAGGAATTAACGCTGAAACTAAACCTAAAAACGATGCAAACACCGAAATTACTGATAATTAGAGACAACGCCCACGGGATAGATGTTTCGGGTAAGCGAAGCCCTGATGGTTCCCATTTAGAGTACAAGTGGAGCCGAGAGCGATGGGATCAGATTGAGATCATGCTAAAAGCATTGGGGTTTACTGTAATTGATACCAACCCAAGCGATAAGGAGATAGGGTTGTGGAATCGGGTGGCCAAGGCCAACGCATTCGTAGAAGCGCACCCCAATAAAACACCTTTACTTGTTTCTCTTCATAACGATGCCAGTGGCATAACATCCGAGTGGCGAGAGCCTCGTGGAGTGTCCGTATGGACATGCAGAAAAGAGAACAATTCCGACTCATACGCTGCCGAAATGATTGCAGAGTTTGACAAACTGACCAAAGGGCGCACCCGCATGCGCAGGTACCATTGGCATCATGGAAAGGAGGATTTCGAAAAGGATTTCACTATTCTGCTTGGGAACTACCACGCCATGCTGATTGAGTGCTGCTTTCAGGACAACAAAAAAGATGTAGCCCTGCTGAAAGACCCTCTATTCAACAAAATGGTTGAGGACACTATTGTTACGGGCATTGAACGAATCACTAAAAGTATTGATCCTAAATACAAACCAAGCTATGAAAAGTAAACTGATTATTATTCTTGCCTGTATTTTCGGCATTCTCACAGGTGTAATCGCCCTACAGAACAATGCCCTTAAAAATGAAAGAAAGGAGAAGCATCGGCTCGAAAGCAACCAAGAATCGCTTTTTGAGGCCGTGAGAAAGTACAAGGTGAAGGATTCTTTGAATGCTGCCAGCGTGGAGAGGTTAACCTTAACCAAAAGGGAGTTGGAGCGACACAAATCGGATCTGGCGAATACTATTGATGCGCTGAATATTAAAATGAAAAGGGTAAACGCCACTAGCCTAACGGCTACAACCACTTCGCAAACTATTACGACCCCAGTTATTGACACGGTTTTCAAAACGAATACTGACACGGTTGAAGTCAACTGTATTGATTATTACGATAAGTGGTTAAGTTTTAATGGGTGTATTAATAAAGATGTATTTACAGGCAGATTTCAAGCGTACGATACTATAGTGCAGGTGGTTCATCGAGTCCCGAAACAGTGGTGGTTTATAAAGTATGGTACTAAGGCTATTCGGCAGGAGGTTATAAGCAAAAACCCCCATACTAGCATAGAATACACGGAGTATATTGAACTAAAAAAATAACAGTACAGGGGTGTAAAAAAACCCCTGCCTTATTGCAGAGCTCTCAACCTCCGCAAATTTAAAGGTGCTGACACACCTACGACAGGGGCAAATGCCCTTGACGGTGTGTCAGCACCTTTTTTTTTGAGAGACTACAAAAGTACAAATAATAGGAATAAACTGAATTAAAAATTCCATAAAGAAAATTAAGACCATGAACAAGTATCATCAGATGCTGCTGTTAATTTTAGACAAAGGCCGTTGGCAAAATAACAAAAAGGGCAATAATTTATACCTAATGAACCAGTCAATGGTTTTAAAGCCTTTAGATATGCTTGATATATTCGAGGGGCACTTGCTGGCCAGAAACAAATTAAAAGGGGAGTTAACCCTGTTTATGAAAGGGGAAAGAAATACAGAAAAATACAGGGAACTTGGAATTAATTGGTGGGATTACTGCGGGCCGGTTCTCATTAACAGTTACCCAACCTATTTTGAGCAATTACCCCCTTTGCTAAAAATTATAAACGAGCAGAAACGACCGAGCAAAAATTATGTTCTATACCTGGGTGCAAACGCTGTTGAAACGAACCAACTACCCTGTTTGTCGCTAATACAATTCCAAATTGATCATAAGAACAGGCTGATAATATCTGCTTACCAACGAAGTTCGGACGCTTCGTTAGGGCTCCCAAGCGATCTGTATCACTTGTACTTAATAAGCCGTGAAATAAAGTTGAAAATTCATGCTATTGTTCTATTCCTTGGCAACGTTCATATTTACGAAAACAACATAGAGGCAACCAAGAACCTATTAAGTGGGGAAAAAGTGAAGTTTAATTTAAACACCTAGTAACCTGATCATAAAATATTGATAATTAGATTCGATAAATTGTGCATAATTCAACAATAGTTCATAAATTTCGGTAAAATTATTCACATCAGAGTTGCGGCTGATTGGCGAATATGATCCCTCGATTTCGGTCGGGGGTTTTCATTAAAATAGCAGGTGTTTTTTACGATATTTTTACTAAAAGAATCTACAACCATTTCAAAAGCCTGTATTACAGCATATTAACAGCATTAGACTGTACAATTCATAATCATGAGGTCGGCGGTTCAATCCCGCCTCTCGCTACAACAATAAACCTCGGCTTAGTCCGAGGTTTTTTTGTTTACCCGATTGAGATATAACTGCTTGCGGGAAAGAGATCAATCGGGTAAACAAAATACGACCCGATTAGGGTCGCTTTTTTGGGGTAAAGCACCTCCCCTAACGGTGATCACGAAGTAACCCCGCCTCTCGACAGAGTAATAATCAAACATATACAACGTTTCTCGAGGTAAGTGGGTTTTTATTTGACCAACGTTTTGACCAACACTACCAACCCTTACTACATTCAAAATCCCTTAATTACCTTTTT